CCACTGGTGTTCCGGCGGCGAACCACCACGGTCGAGGATTGGGGCGCGACAAAGATGCTGCCGTTCGGGGTTGAGGTCCAGGTTGCGGGGGTGCGACAGAAACACAGGCTGGTCTGGTTGTTGGCCGGGTTGGGGAATACGGCGAGGACCTCGTTGGTCTCACTGGGTGTGGCGTCTGCGGTGATCCGGAAACTCGATCCGCTGCCGCCGCCACCCGGACGACCGAACGTGGATTGCATGCCACCGGGGCCAAAGAAGCTTTTGGAGGCGCCGCAGGTCAGAAGGTCGAGATCGGCTTCGGTATTGCTGAAGGCGTTGTCGGCTGTGGCCCAGCGCGCCGGGGCCAGCCATTTGAATTGCGCCATGGTGTCAGAACTCCAGGGTGAGTGTGTCGCTCGCCGGAGCGGCGAAGGCGATGTCGGGAAAAACGAGGACAATGCTGCCCGCGTTGGGCGGGCCGTAGGGGCCCGGAGGTGTCGGCGGGATCTGGCCGAACACGAGGGTGATGGCATCGCTCTCTGGAGGGACGAAGGATCCCCCTATGAATTCGAGAATGATGCTGCCTGCTTCGGGCGGTTCATAGAGGTCCGGGGGCGGAGGGGTCCGGGCGCGACCTTGCGCGAGGATCGCGGCGCGCATCAGGAGCAGGCTCATGCCACGCTTCCCGCCAGCGCGCCCTGAATGATCCAGGCATCTTCGCCGCGCTTGGTGAGGGCGGCACCGGACCATGGCCCGTCGAGAGCGACCGAGCCGCCAGTCACGCCGTTTAGCGATACGCCCGTGCCCGCCGTGATCGTCGCCACGCCGCTGCCCCCCTGCGTGATGTTGATCAGCGTGCCGATCTCGAACGCCACGCTGGCCTCGGTGGGAATTGTGACGGTGACGGGGGATGCTCCGCTGGTCTCGAGGATGGCGCCGAGATCGATGGCTTCCAAGGTGTGCGCCGTGCCGGTCAGGGTGCGGATTGTCACAATGCCTGGACGCGGCACCTCGACCCACGCCGCGCCGGTGAATCGCACGGACCGCGCCTCATCGGTGATCCAAACCTGCCAGCCGTCTTGTGGGGTGAGGAACACCCAAGCTTCTGCGCCGGTCTCTCCGTCCCAAAGTGCTAGGGCATTCGCGTTCGCTGGCGATCCTGCGGGGACTATGGTGATATCGCCCGAATTTCCGCTCGCTGGCAGGGTCGTGGTGCGCGATGCGGCGCGCGCCTGCACCATCACCGAGAGGCGGCGCAGGTCCTCGCTGAGGCTGGTGCCCCAATTGCGTTGGCCGGGATCGTAGAAGGCGCGCAGCCCCAGCCCCGGCATGATCCGTTCCGGCATGCTTATCCTCGTGTGTTGTGGATGTGGTCGTGCTGTCGTCCGGCTATGTTCAGGCGGTGGCGGTGTCGGTGAACGTCGTGCTCAGCTCCCCCAAAGATATCCCCAGCCGCGATCCCATCCAGCGGCAAAGGGTGCGGTCATCCGAAACCACCTTGCCTCGCGGTCGGTGATCCAGCTGCCTTCAATGAGGCGGCGGGCCCTGACCGCGACCTCGATCTCGGCGGTTCTCTCCGGCGCGCCGCTCTCTTGGATATCTTCCGGCGTAAGTGTCCAGCTGCTGCCAGACCCCGCGTCGATGACGAGGCCCGCCGGCAGAATGGCCACGCCGGTATCGGGATCGATCCAGCGAACCTCGATGATGTACTCCACACCGGGTTCTGGGCCGATGGAGGCGCCAGTGTGATCGGTGATCACCGGACTGGTCTGGGTCAGCCGGTCCCGATGCGCCCAGGTCAGTTCCAGATCGCCGACAATGAGCGCGCCCGCGCCCGGCACGTAGCTGCCATTGCCCTGCACCCGGCCGGGCGGCAGTGGTCGGATGGCGCGGCGGTCCAGTGTCACCCCATCCTCGGGGGCCAGCGCAAAAGCCAGCGTGCCGCGCCCGGTTTCGGGTAGAAGCCGAACCGCCAAGGTCTCGCCAGCAGCCCATGAGGTCTCGGTGATCCGTGCGCCTTCGTCAAAGAACTTCACCGGCGTGCCCGCCACATGCGCGCGTGGGACCGTATCAAGGCAGCCGCGGCCCACCGTGATCGCGGTCTGGGTGATCCCATCAATGCGCACGAACTCACCGCCAATGCTGGCCAACGTGCCAATCCCGACCTCACCAATGTCACGCCAGCCGGTGACGGCAATGACCCGGTCTTCGGGATGATCCGACACGTTCGCAGCCAATACTGCCGTCGGCGCAAAAGCCACGACACCTTCCTGCACGGGGCCCGTGCCAGGATCGATCCAGAGTTGCGCGGCCAGGGCATCCGCACTTGGCCGCTCGCCCGTGGCGATCAGCGCGCCCGAATAAAAGTCCTCGGCAAGAATTCGGTCCGCCTCGCTGTGGCCCAACTCGCGGACCAGCAGCCAATAGGGGGCTTCCTCGACCATCCGCCGCGCCAGCGCCCGAGGTGGTGCCGTAACGACGGTGCCACTCGGCATGCGCCCACCCGCGATGGCCGTCGCGCCCAGCGCAAACACATCCTCGGCGAGTTTGAGGCGAATGCCATTGTCGCGCCCGTCGCCTTGGCCGATCTCGGAGACGCGCATGACCACATCCTGAAGCCCCAGCCTGTCCGAGCGCAGCCGGATCACATCACCCGGGCCGAGATCCGCGCCCTCGCGGTTGACGACGATCTCGCCCGTCAGTAGCGGCACCGACAGCGCGCGCAAGTCGCGTTCCGCCACGCGCACCGCAAGCCCCTGGGTGCGGATGCCCGGGTAATCCAGTGTGGTGGCGATCACCTCGCCCATGGCCTGCACCCGGGCGGTATCGGTCACACTGACCGCGCCCGTCTCGTCGGTGTTTGCATCGGTGAAGCGCACAGTAACCGAGTTCACCAGATCGGAGGGCGCGCGCCGCCCCAAGCGGCCCCAGTCGACGACATTCGTCTCATCGAACAGGGGCAGCGTTGCTGCCGTGTAATCGGCCCGGATCAGTTTGATCTCCCAAAGCCCGGTGCGCCGGTCGATGAACAGCGTGGCATCGATAGGGTCGAGCACGCTGGCGATGAACTCTTCGATCGAGCTGTCTTGCTGCCAGATCAGCGACAGGCCGAAGCCCTCGGCGTAGAGCGTATCGGCAGCTGCGGCAAAACTCGCCCCGATCTCGACGCTCGAGTACCCGAGACCCCAGTCGCGATTGGTCAGGCACTCGCGGATGATATGCGCGGGGTTCATGTCCGGCCCGTTGACAAACGCCCCGCGCAGGGAGGCGACCAGTGCCTGGCTGTCGCCGGGCGGGATTACCGGCACGCCATCAACCGGCGTACTGTCGATGCGCGCAGTCCAGCTTGTATCTGTGAGCGCAATATTGAAGCCAAAGATGTCGGTTGGGGGCAGGGTGGCGATGATGGCCTCCGCGGCATCAACCGAGGAGGCGGGTTCGGGAAACCCATCGGTGACAAAGATCGCGATCCGTCGTTTGGAACCGCTGCCCGCGAAGAAGGCGGCGGCCTCGGCAAAGGCCGCGTTGAAACTGGTGCCGCCAAAGGTGCTGATCGGCAGCGCCAGCATCCAGGCCTCGAGCTCCGTGTAGTCTCCGGGGCCCATGTCGCGCCGCTCAATCGATCCCGCGACCGTGGCGTTCCACAACACGATGCGCATGTCGTTGGGCCGGTCGGGATCGACGCTTGCGCCAATCTCACGGATCAGCGCGGCTACACCTGCCTTTTGCGCCGCCATACGGGTGCCCGACATCGAGCCCGAGGTGTCGAGCGCGATGTAGATCGCGGCATCCGAGATACTGGCCTCGGGGAGGATGGCGGCGCTCGAAGGATACCATTGCGCGCCACCTGCTTCACCAGAGAGCACACGGGTGAGCCGCACGGCCCAGGGCTTCAGGTACGGATTGATGCCGAGATAAACCTGCCGCAGCACCAGGCTGCACAGCCCGCGGTAAGCTGGCACCTCGCCATTCATGCGGGCTGCCAGATAGTCGTTCTGCCCCTGGTCGGGGCCGCCCATCAGCACATCGATATCGCCAGTGATGCCGCCTTCACGGCTTTCGCCGCCAAAGAGATCGGGCGCATCGATGCGGATGCGCCCGCCGACCGCGCCCGCGTTGCTGGCACCGGTGGTCGCGAGCAGGCTCTCGACCGATTGCGCCGGAAACGCGAGGCTGGCGGGCAACACCGTCCAGGACGTGGTCGCGGTCGCCGCGTCAAACGCCACGCTGTGCAGCGTGACCCGCTGGCTTGTGCCATCGGTCATTCGCAGCCGATAGTCCTGGCCGACGCGCACACCCGGCAGCGTGCCGGGAAAGGTGATCGTCGCACCGGTTTCACCGGCCAAAGCAGGGGTCGCCGCCATGCCCACAGCAAAGCCGATGGGTTTCTCGAGCGCAGAACCTCCGCCAGAGCTGCTGCTGCCGGTCGTGACGGACCAGGCGGTGCGGCGGTCGACGAGGATCTCGCGGATCGCGTCGACCGGCCCGTGGCACAGGGCGAGATGCATCCCCAGCGAATAGCGAAACCCGACGGTCTGTGATGTGCTACCTCCCATCGCCAGCCTCCTGCGATGCGGACGGCTCCAAAGTTTCCAGCCGTATTTTGGCCATGTGGATCACCGGTTCAACCAACGCGTCGCCGGTTGCCCGCAAGTGCTCGGCGTCGATGCCATGGGTGAGAAAATCCTGCCAGTTAAAGCCATGCCTTTGAAACCATGGCCGCACGCCTGCGAGGCAATAGCGCGCCGCGCGCAGGTCCTGGATCGTGACAAAAAGGGGCTCTGGCGCGGTTTGATCGGGTCGCGTCATTTCTTGCCGCCTTTCTTCTTGATGGGATCGACTTTGAGATCGCCGGCCCAGACCGTGTTGGGCCCGGTGATCAGCACGGTGCCAAAGACAACCGGGATCGGTCGGCCTTCTTCGGCGGTGGGCAGCGAGAAATCGTCAAGCCCGGCCGCTTGGGGCTTCTCGGTCTTGGGGCGTGGGTTCAGCGCATAGGAGATTGCCGAGAGCACCAGCCCGAGAACGAGGCGTGCAATGAAGGTCCAGACCATGGGGAATTGCCGTTTGCGGATGAGCGCTGCGTAGACGTCGGACTAACGCGGGCGCGTCAGACGATGGAGCCGCCACCAAAGGGGTTGCGGCCGGGGATTTCGGGAAAGCCCCCGAAGTTGAGAAGATTGCTGAATTTATCCGCACAAGTGGCGGCACGCAGGTCGCAGCCGGGGGCCATGTCGACGAGGACGGGCAGCGTGTCGCCCGTCTCTGGGTCCAGTTCTGGCACAGCCACGGCCTCGGCCAGTTCCGACATGGGGCGCGACAAGAGGAGCACAGCACCCGCATGGCCGGTGATGAACCCGAGCTGCGCCCCAAAGCGCAGCACCCCGCCGCGAAACCAGCCATCGGACTGTTCTGCGGCTTCAGGGATTGTCATCGCATTGGCGGCAACGGCTGTCACTGCCCCGGTTTGCCAGTGCGGGGCAATATCGAGCCCACAGCCTCGGCCATAAAGCGCGTGGCGGCAGAGCCGCTGGTACTTGGCGCGCACGCCGGCCCGGCGCAGTGTGCTGAAGAGGGATTCGCAGGTTAGCAGGATGCGCGGACCCTCGACCTCCGCGCCCACGACGCGGCCTTTCCAATGCGCCACCGTCTCGCCCAGCACCTGCTCATGACCGCGAAAGATCGTCAGCGTCACCGGTGTATTGCCCATGGGGGACAGAAACCGACGCGCGAAGGGATGCGACAAGGGCCAGGTCAGCTCCAGCCGCCCGCGTTCGATCTCGCTCGTCTGCACCACATCGCCATGCGCCACGGCGGCGGGTTCCCAATTGATTGTCTCACCGCCGCTGCCCGCGCTGGTCCAGGCGTCGACGCGGCTGGTGAAACGCCAGACCTGCTCTCCCTCGACGAATTGATAGAGAAAATACGGGCGGCCCTCTGCGGCAGAGGTCTCGATGCTGGCGTAGGTCATGGGTGGGGACTCAGCGTGTGTGAGTGGTCAGGGCGATCACCGGTCTGGGTGGTGCCGTAGAGCGGGACTGGGAAGGGGGTGGGGGAGTGAAGAGATCTAATTCGGCGCAAACTGGACCCTGGTGGGACACGCAGCTAACGACAGGTTCGAGCCCTTACTACCATTTGATTGACGCGCGATCTTCCCGGCGATAGCTAGTATTTCATGGAAAACACAATCATCATCGCAATGACTTGGTGGCTGGCCTCCTGACAGGGTGGCCGGATGACCAAACGTATTCCGAGGCCGCGCATGGGCGGCCTATTGTTTTCCGAGCTTCCCAATGCACGGCCTCTCGTTTCAGGGGACGACGCAAATGAACAGACCAACCATTCTGACCGGCGACCGCACAACGGGGCCACTTCACATCGGGCACTATACAGGCTCGCTTGCAAACCGGCTGCGCTATCAGGACAGCCATGAACAATTTCTTTTGCTGGCCGATACCCAGGCTCTAACCGACAACGCCCATGATCCGGAGAAGGTGCGGCGAAGCGTGATCGAGGTCGCGCTGGACTATCTGGCCGTGGGCATTGATCCCGCGCGCACGACCATCTGTCTGCAATCACACCTGCCGGCGCTGGCCGAGTTGTCGGTGCTCTACATGAACTTTGTCACGGTCGCGCGGCTCGAACGGAATCCGACGATCAAAGACGAGATCCGCGCCCGCGGATTCGGGCGCGATATTCCCGCTGGATTTCTGTGCTATCCGGCGGCGCAGGCGGCGGACATCACGGCCTTCAAGGCGAGCATCGTGCCGGTCGGTGAGGATCAGGCCCCGCTCATCGAGCAAACGAACGAGATCGTGCGGCGCATCAACGCAACAGCAGGCCGCGCCGTGCTGCCCGAGGCGCGGGCGATCATCCCCAAGTCGGGCCGGTTGCCTGGTATCGACGGCAAGGCCAAGATGTCTAAGTCCGGAGGCAACGCCATTACTCTGTCCGCATCGTCAGAGCAGATCCGAAGTGCTGTCAAAGCCATGTTCACCGATCCGAACCACCTGCGCGTTGACGACCCGGGCTGCATCGAGGGCAATGTTGTCTTCACCTACCTTGACGCCTTCGATCAGGAACAGGACGGGCTTGCTGAGCTCAAGGCACAGTATCAGCGCGGCGGGGTTGGCGATGGCAAGATCAAGGCGCGTCTGGAAGCGATACTTCAGGAGCTCATAGGTCCAATTCGCCAGCGTAGGGCTCAGCTCGCCGAAGACCGAGGCTACATTCTTGAGGTGATCAAAGAAGGCACGGCACGGGCGCGCGAGCGAACCGAGGCGACAAAGCGGGATGTGGTGAGTGCCTTGGGCCTTTTCCAGTTGTAGATGAGCAGGGGCAGGTGATCCGGATGAAGGTCCGTTTCGTCCGCATTGTGTGAGTTCATGCGCCGCGCAGCGAACGTCGGTAGGCGTGCATATTTCTGATTTTTGCACGCTTAGCAGAAAGCCGCCGTTCAAACAGATCGCAGCGAATTCGGACAGAGAGCCTAAACTGCTTGATGCTGCACCGGACTCGAACGACCGCTAGGAGACGTTTGGCAATGACAGGCGCATTTCAGACTGAACGATAAAGCGATGAGCCCCAAGCTTCTGCACAAGAGAACACAAGGCGTTGTCAGCGGAATCGACATTGACCAATGTCAGCGAGCCGACTGTGGCTGCCGCAGCGAGGAGGTCCGCCAAGGCCGAGGGGTCGCTGGCGGCTATCTGATGCACGAGACCGCCTGCACCGACGATCGCGCCGCCTTTTTCATGCAGGAAGGACGTCAGCGGTGAGCCGGAGATGGTTTCCGTCGCGTTCTGCCAGGTCGGCTTCCAAGTCGAATTCGTCTGAATGGCATTGGCAACGGTCCCGAAATCCGACCGTTCGCATGTGGACGGATCGGGAGATGGATGATCAAGCCGATAACAGTCGAGCTTTCTGGTCACCTCAAAACCCAGCTTCCGATAGAGACGCTCAGCGCTTTCGTTTCCCTTGATGACCTCAAGCCAAAAGCTCTCGCTTCCGGCATTCTCCGCCGCACGTATCGCCGCCATGCCCAAACGAGACGCCAATCCCCGGCCTCTGTGGCCAATCCGGGTTCCGCTGCCTATCAGATACCGTTGGGTGTTCCGCGTCGCCACGTTCCAAAACCCGATGACTTCACCATCGTCGACGGCTACGAAGGACGCTGCGGGGTCAAAACCTCTCGAGCTCAGCGCCGCCTTGAACGTGTCTGCATCTGGTTGCAACGGAACGACATAATCAGAAAACGCGGCAAGCATGGCGCAATGCAGAGCACCCAGATCAACGCCGGATTCTGAAAAGGAAACAATGCGTGTCATCTTCGTATTTTCCCTAATCTACGGGTGGGCCTGTCGACAAGTCCCGATCCTAGTCAGACAGACACAGCTTGTTGCCATCAAGGTCTCTCACATAGGCCGAGAATTTCGGCCCACGCTGACCCGGTGCGCCCTCGCAGGTGCCGCCCAATTCAAGGGCCAGGCCGTGCATCCTTTCAACCTCTTCCCTTGTCCCGACAGAAAAGCCGACCATCGTGCCATTCCCGTTGGTTGCCGCCGCCTCATCGAAGGGAATCGCGATTGCGAAGGCAAAACCCTCGCCAAGCCAATAAGTCATGCGGTCCGACGGTGACATGGTCTGAAGACCCGCGCCGGCGAAAAGTCCGTCATAGAAGGCCTTCGATGCGCGCATGTCGTTCGTTCCGACGACGAAGTAATTCATTTTCATTTTTGTCTCTCCGATTGAATTGGTAGTTCAGCTGACAGCGTGCCGCGCGCTTACACTACGACGACATTGCCGCGCTTGTGACCCGTCTCCATATGGCGGTGCGCCTCGATCAGGTCGGCCAAAGGGTAGACCCGGTCCATGACAGGCTCCAGCTTGCGGTCCTCGACCATCCCGACAAGGGTGGCGAGCATCGGGCGCAGCACGTCCGGCTTGAGCATGCCGGTCGCCGAGAAGCGCGCCTTGCGCGTGCCGACAAGGCTCGTGCGCAACATCGCGCCCAGCAGGCGCAGGCCCAGCACCGGGCAGACGTAGCGGCCGGAGCGGGTCAGGCTGCCCTTGGCCTCGGCGAAGGACGAGACGCCGATCGTATCGTAGATCACGTCATACCGCTCGCCCTGTCGGGTGAAATCCTCCTGGCCATAGTCGATGACCCTGCTGGCCCCGAGTGCGGCCACCATGTCGGCGTTGCGGGCGCTGCAGGTGCCGGTGACCTCGGCACCCATCGCGGCGGCGATCTGCACTGCCGCGCTACCGAGGCTGCCCGATGCACCGACGATCAGGACCCTCTCGCCCGCGCGCAGTTCAGCCACCTCGCGCAGGAAGTTCAGCGAGGTCAGCGGCCCATCGCACATCACGGCGGCGTCCTCATGCGAAAGTGCCGCGGGCTTCTTCATTAGCACGCCGGATGCGTCGAGGCAGATGTGGCTGGCATTTGCCCCGAACTTCAGGCCCGCCTCACCGAAGACCACGTCGCCCACGGCGAACCGGCTAACACGGTCACCCACGGCGATCACCTCGCCCGAGAGCCCGGTACCCGACAGGTTTTGACGCGGGCGGCGCAGGCCGAGGAATAGCCTTGCAAAGCGGGGCTGCCCGGCCCGCATCATGCCATCGGCGCGCGTCACGGCCGAGGCGCGGATACGGATCAGGATCTCGGTGGGACCAGGTGTCGGAATGGGCTGGGTCACCGGGTTCAGCACCTCGGGGGTGCCATAGTGATTGATGCTCCATGCAGAGAGTGTTGCGGTCATGGTGGACTCCTTTCGGTTCGGTTGCCCTGTCTCTACCGGACCGAATTCCATCCGAATATTGCAGTTTATGCACCACTGTGGTTCATAATCGCTCCGCATGGTGGATTGGAAATCTCTTCCGGCCTTTCTGGCCGTTGCGCGGGCGGGATCGCTGCGCGGGGCCGCCGAGCAACTCGACGGCACCCACGCCACCGTGCGCCGACAAGTCGAGGGGCTCGAGGCGCAGCTGGGTGTGCAGCTGTTCCGGCGCAGTGCGGGCGGGCTGGAACTGTCGGCGGCGGGCCGCAAGCTGCTGCCTCAGGCACTCGAGGCCGAAGCGTCCTTGCGCCAGGGCTTCAACGCCGTTCGCGGGCTCGATAGCGAGGCGGCGGGTCGCATCCGTCTGTCGGCCGATCCGATGACCGCGCATTTCCTGCTGGCGCCGGTTCTGGGCGAGTTCCTGTCGCTCTATCCCGACATCCACATCGACATGAACCTGTCCTACGCCATCGACTCGATCGAAAAGCTTGAGGCCGACGTCTCGATCCGCCATGTGCGCGACCTCACTGGTGATGCCGTGGGGCGCAAGCTGTTTCCGCTGTCGATCGGTGTCTTCGCCTCGCGCAGTTACATCGACGGGCATCTGCACGATGCCGGGCCGCGCGGCGAGGGGCTGACCTGGCTCGGCTACGGCGAGGTGCCGGAATTGCAGGCGATGATCGCCGCCTCGCCGTTTCCGCGTGCTGCGGTGCGCCATGCCATCCCGGATCCTGCGATGCATATGCATCTCGCCCGGGCCGGGACAGGCATGACGTTCCTCGCCGCTTGGGTGCAGAGCGTCTTCCCCGAATTGCAGCGCGTGCCCGGGACCGCTCTCGACCAAAGCCGCTCGACCTGGGTGCTGATGCACGGCGACCTGCGCCGGGTGCAGCGGGTCAGGCTTTTCGTCGATTTCCTCTACGAGAGCCTGCTCGAGCGGCGCGCGGATTTCATCGGATGATTGTCAATCCGGCCTTGAGGCGTATTCGGGCGAGAGCATGGCACCTCCAGTACCGCTAGATGTAAAGTCTTGACCGGGTGCCTAATGTGCGCCGTGTCATACAAATGATTTTAATGCCTTAGACTGGAGAAGGTTGGATTTGAGGCCCACCCCCTCCCACGCCGACGCACACCAATTTGTTGTTCTTGACCTCTGGAAGATCGGACACGTTGTTGAGCTGTATCAAACGCGTGGACACTGTAGGTGTGCAGTTTGTGTGTAAAGCAGATTGAAAGTCCGCAAAGCGGGCCAAAGCAGCCGTACGCGGAGACGCGGCGAATTGGCGCTTTGTCCCGCACGGTAGACCTATGAGTAACATGCCGCGAATGTCCGGTCCGCCCCTCGCGGTCGGGACCGCTCGCAGCGCCTCGTACACATTGTCGGGCGGCCTGCCTTGCCACACCGCCTTCACTCCAGCACCTCCACCACCGGCAGCGTCACTTCACTCGCCACCGCGCCATTCTGGATCTCTACGCGGTCCGCGTCCGAGCGCACGCAGGTCAGGAAATGCCCCTTCGTCCGCAGCGGCACAGCTTCGCCAAGGTTCGACGAAAGCGTCAGCCTGTGGTCGGGCCCGTCTTCGATCGCAGCGGTGATCGTTCGAAACCGCATGCTTCCCGGCATCTCAAGCATGATCCGGCGCCCGACATAGGAAGCGATTGGCGCGACCGATGCGATAGGGGCGATCCGTGCCACATGCATCAGCACCGATCCCGATGTCATCGGGGCACGCAGCTGCAACTCACTCCCCCAGGTCGGCAACCAGAAACTCGCCTGCCGCCCGCGCAGCGACCAGAGCCATCGGCGCAAAGCCTGCCGCTTGGTCGGACCCTGCGCCTTCAGCGTGATCGCCTCAGATCGCTCAAACATGTCGCGGATCGGCTCTACCATGACCGGCCCGAAGCCGTTGTCGACATACTCCACGGCACGGCTCAGGCTGGCTGTCAGCGAACGGCGGACAAGACTGGGATCGGTCTGAACCGGACGACCGAGATAACTCGGCAATGTCAGCGCGGTCAGCTCCGGCGCATCGCGCAAGAGGAAACTGGCGATGACCACGCCATCCCCTTGACGGCGGCGCGTGATCTCGATGCTCGAGGTCAGTATGCCGGCGCGGATTGGCACAACAGAGACCCGACGCGCTGCCACCGTCATGGCGGGCAGTTGCTGCCCCAGCGGCTCGGCCAAAGTCAGCCGGTCGGGCTGAACATTGGCGATTGCCACCGGTGCTACCTCGCCGCCATCAACCGCGATGCCCACCTGTTCGCCGGCGCGGAAATCCGACACCGTCGTGTCAATCAGCACTTCGGTGGCACCCTGAGTGAGATCCGCGACCGGCTGCACCGCCAGATGCCAGAGCGGTACGTTCCAGTCTCCGACAAACCCGGCGCGTGCCAATTCTGCGGCGCGTGCCATGCCCAGCGCATCCAGCCGATGGCGGAAGGTGACAATCTCGCGGGGCCGGGGTCTCAGAGCGATCCGCTGCTCGCCCGCGCGGGCCTGCAGCACATCGGTGCGCCATTCCAGCACCTCGCTGATCTCCTGCGCCGCCGGGAAGGGCCAAAGGGGCAGTGTGCGCTCGGACTCAGGCATTCAGCGCACTCCGGTTGCGGCGGATCACATTCAGAATCGCCCGTTCCCCCGAGGGTGTGCCGAGATAGTCGCCGACCACGCTCGGGTCGAGCACGTTGATGATGCGCGTCGACATTTGGGCCGCCGGACCTGCGCCATCCCCGTTCATCTCGACGCCCAGCCGCCCACCCCGACCGCGTTTGAGCGGCAGGATCGCCTCGGGCCCGGCCTCGCCCATGAGGCCCACGCCTTTGGCAAAGGGAAACACCGTGGGTCGGTTGACCACGCCGCCCCGCGCGAAGGCGGTCAATTCCTGGCCACCGGCAAAAATGCCGCCCTTGGCAAAACCAAAGAGGCGCGCGAAGAAGCCACCCACGCCTCCGCCGCCGCCCATGCCCGAGAAGGCCCGCATGATTGCGTTCTCGATCGGCTGGAAGGCCAGCTCAATCAGCCGGTTCGCAAGGTTCTGGGCGATCCGCGAAATCGCGCTGGCAAAGGTCTCCCAGGTAAACTCGCCGGATTTCAGCGCGTCCTTGATCGGCCCAACGATGTCCTGCGCCAGACCTTGGGCGATCTCGCGGGATCGCTCCTGTGCGGCCCGGACGGCTTCAGTCGTTGCCTCCCAAGCCCCGCGCGCGGTATCGGCGGCCTCGCGCAGAGCTTGGCCAGCGACACGACCGGCACCACCCGCACGACCTGCGGCTTCGCCCGTGGCATCCATTGCCTCCTCAAGCCCTTCGGCTGCGGTGCGCGCGCCGCTCAATGACGCCTCCGCTTCCAGACCACTTGCCGCCACTGCCTCGCGCAGGGCGGCGACGGAGTCGAGGGGCGCTGTTGCCGCCTCGACGACGCCCGCCAAGGTCGCGCGCAGAGCCTCGGCCTGACCGCGCGCCTCTTCGGCATAAGTGCCAAGCCCAAGGTCCGGCATTCCGATGGGCTCAGAATTGAAGGCCGCCTGAAACGCCGCGCGGGCCTCGGTTCCCGCTTGCGCTGCCGAGCCTGCAAAAGGGTTCTCGATCCGGCCAAGTTCCAGCGTGCCGATCAGCGAGATCCGCCGTTCGATGCCAAGCGCCTCAAGGCCGGCGTTGATGCCGTCCAGAAACCCGTTGATGCGCTGGCCCACGCCATTCAGCATCGCCTCGACACCGGCGATCAACGCATTCGCCGCCTGAAACGCGAAATCCCCGATGGCAGCGGGCAGCGCGCCCCAGAGCACCTTGATCGCCTCAAACGCCCCTTGAAACGTGTTCAGCGCCGCGTTGCCAAAACCCACCACCGCTTCGAGCGACGTCTGCAGCGCCTCGGCAATGGCGGCCTTGATCTCGGCCCAGCTGGCCATGATTGATAGCCCCAGGGCGACAGCCCCGAGTTGCATACGCTCCCAGACCTCACGCGCGAGATCGCCGAGAAGCGAGAGCGCATTCCCAAATCCGCCTGCGCCCCGAACAAGTCGCCCGAACCAGTGGATCAACTCTCCCGCCGCGACCACAAGCCCAATGATGGGCAGGCGCAGCAGAGCACCGCGCAAGATCACCAGCGCCATGGCAAGGCCACGCACCGACACGGCGGCGGCGATCGAGGCCGCAACAAACCGCCCGGCCAGCAGCGCCGCGATCCCGGCCGCATAGGAGGTCAGCCGCCCGAGATTCTCGAAGAGCCCCCGGATCGCGATGCCAAGGGGCCCCGTGGCGCGTGCGACGCTTGCCATAGCATCGGCGACGGTTTCCAGCGCGGGGGCGGCGGCGACGGCAAGCTGATTCGACAGCCCGCGCCAGATCAGGCCCAGCCGCGAGATCGCATCATTGGTGCGCTCGATCTGATCGGCATCCTGCTCGGAGACCACGACGCCGAAGTCGCGCACATCCTGCGTCGCCTGGCGCAGCGTCGCGCTATCGATCCGCGCCATCGCAATCGAGCCTTCCTCACCGAAGAGCTGACCGGCGACGGCTGCGCGCTCGGCGACCGGCACGAATTCCGCGATGGCGGCATTGATCGCGCCGACGCGCTGGTCCAGCGGCAGAGCCATCAGCCCGCTGGCCGTGAGGCCCAGTCGGGTCAGGGCGTCCGCTGCCGGGCCGGTCCCGGCGGCCGCCTGGCTCAACCGCCGGGTCAGATCCTTCGTCGCCTGTTCGATACCGGACATCGACACACCGGCCAGTTCGCCGGCGCGCTCCAGCGTCTGGATGGAGGCAACGGTGGTGCCGAGCGACTGGGCAAGCTTTGCCTGCGCATCGACGGTCTGCAGCCCCGAGCGGATCATCGCCCCGCCGGTTGCCGCGGCAGCGGCCGCCGCTGCCGCCATGGCGACACCCGCGCGCCGCGCGAAGACGGCGAGTCTGGCATTCGCGCCCTCCATCTCGCGCGACAGCCGCCCGAAGCCACGGGCACCGGCTTCACCCACGCCTTCGAGCTCTGCCTTAACCTGCCGTCCGCCGGTGGCAGACAAGCGGACAGAAACGCGTTTCTCAGTCATTTTGGCCGTCCATCTGCTCGTTGAGTTTGCGCACCATCACCGCCTCGATCACGGGCAGGAATTCGACCGCAGCGCGCGGATCCATGCCCAGCGCCGCTGCCATCGCCAGAGCCGCGCTCATATCCCAGCCCAGCACCACGCCTGGCACCGCCCGGATCTGACCTCCCAGCCGTCCGGCCAGATCCCAGACCTGCCAGCCTTCCAGCGTGCGGGGCGCGTTCAGGGTTTGCGGGCAGGCTTCGCAGGCGCCGCCGCCCTCGCAGGGTGCGCAGGCCGCGCAGTAGGCTTCGCCCCCGCCGTAGATCCAGTCGGCGAGGGCGTAGAGACGTTTTTTTCTGCGTCCAGTTCCAACCCCCTGGCGACATAGCCCATCTGGAAGCGCTCAAAGATCGGCCAGATGTCGAGGAGGGCAGCGATGCCTTCAGGCGTGACGGCCACCGGCGTGCCATCCGCATCGCCGACACCCTCCCAATCGAGAATGGCCCGTTGGGCCAGGGCCTTGCCAAAGATCACGGCAATCTCGTCATCGCTGGTGCCCTCGGGCAGGCCGCGCACAGCTGGATCGCTGCGTGCGGCGACCATCAGGGCGGTGGTCAGTGGCTCGACCCGGACGCGCACGCCAAGGCCGAGGTCGAGCCACCAGGGTTCACGGGCGAGGTTCAAACGCAGCATGCTCAGTATTCCTCAACGCTGTTGATGAGAGTGACGGTGGCCATCCGGCCCAGAGTAACGTCGCGCGCGGCCTGCCAGTCGAAAGTCGCCTGCACACCCTGCGGCCCTGCGATCTCGATGCGTGGGCGCGGGAGGTAAACGGCGTGGGCGGTGAGCGTCAGGCTTTCGCCCGAAGGCAGCGTGTGGGCGAAACTCAATTCGCAAGGATCGCCGTTGATGGCTTGTGTTACCAGCACCTGATCGGCAAAGCGGACCTCGATCCGGCCGGTGAGTGCGGCAATTGACGGGTCCGCGCCATCAATGCGCCCGTCCGAGCGGATGGTCTCCACCCGGTCGAGCGTATTGGCATAGGTAATCTCGGCCGAGACAATGTTGCCGAGCGGCGTGCCGTTGCGGGTGATCGCCCCGTTGAAATGCCCGAAGCGTTGCAGGCCAAGTTCGGCCAGAGTGCCTGCGGCGGAGGCTGCCGCGATACTCTCGCCCTGTGCGACAAGGCTCGCGGTCGCGGTCAGCAATCCCGAGCGCTGCATCTGCCAGCTGAGCGTATCGAGCACGCAGCCAGAATACATCGCATAGCGCGGGATCTCGGGCATGCCAGTCTCAATCGATAGCGACGGCAGCGTCCAGCCGCCCGAGCGGAATTCGTGTGTGTAGGGATTGGTGCCCGTGGTGATGGGCTGACCAAACGCGGCCTTCAGCCAGAAGCCGAAACCCTGCGCGTCGATCGGCACGACGACGTTGCCATCGGCCGTCACCGCATCCTTGATCGGCGCCAGCGGATCGCGGCCATAGCCGAGCAATTCGCTGTTCAAGAGCGGCTGCTCGGACCCCAGCGTGGTGCTGGCAAAGGGCATCCGGATGAACCCGCTCGCGGGCGGCGTTCCGTAGATTGTCTCGAACGCAAGCGCCATCTGCGCCCGCGCGCCTTGCGCACGTGCCATGGGGGTATCCTCAGTTTGTTGGGTTGGGTCAGGCCAAGGGATCGGCCGTGGAGTGAGGCGGATCAGTCAAAGGTCCGGGGGACCTTTGACCCGCCGAACGCAGGATCAGCGCTGGCAGTGGTATCAGCCAAGTGGATCGGACGAAGAGTAATGCAGCATGATCGGAATGATCGCCGCCTTCAGACTGGCGGCACCCTCAACGGGCAGATCGACCGGGCGTGGCGCTTCCGCCTCGACCCAGTCACAACGCCCACCCAGCGTGCGGTCGACAGCAAGCGCCGCACCGATGCTGGCGGTGAGCATTGCGAAGGCGCTGTCACGTTCAGTACCCTGCACCACGGCCTCTATCTCGGCCCGATGTTGATAGTGATAGCGCAAGGGCGAGAGCGTCACGCCCGGGTCCCCGGGGTCGCCATCGCGCAAGATCAGCAGACCCGCGGAGGGTACGCGTTCGGGGAGGACGTCGCCGCGCAAAACGGGCACATGCGGCACCGTGCGCAACAGGTCAGCCAAGGCTGTCAGGATGGTTTCGCGTGTGGTGGGCATGATGGGTCCTTGTCGCGCGCGCGTAGGAACGACGATAACTGAGCAGGTTTCAATGCACAGCCGTTTGATGGGATGCTAATCTAGGGAGCAATAGTGGGCAGGTGATCTGATGGAAGTCCTCAATCATAAAGCCAATTCGGAAGCCGCCGTCCTGGTTATCCATTCGTGGTGGGGCTTAACCGACTCCTTTCGGCGATATGGAAATCGACTGGCACAAGCTGGGTTTGTTGTCGGCCTAGCCGATCTTTTTGCCGGACAGACTGCATGTACTGAAGAAGACGCCAAACGGCTTAGGGCCCAACCGCGCCGGGTCCCGATGTACCGAACTCTGGAAAATGGCATCGAGAGCTTGCGTCGGCGAGTCGGTAACCCGGAGTGCCCCGTCGGAGTAGTCGGCTTTTCGATGGGAGGGCATTGGGCGGTATGGCTATCTCAAAGGGCCGAATACCGAATATCGTCGACCACATTGTACTATTCCGCCCGCGCTGGTGACTTTTCTCGCAGCCAATCCGAATTTCAAGCACACTTCGCCGAAGTCGACGAATGGGTCAGCAAGTCAGCACGCAACACCATGGAAAAGGCCATTGGAAAGGCCGGGCGCCACTACAGGTCATTTGAGTACCCAGGCACGAAGCACTGGTTCGCAGAGGCATGCCGTGAAGCTGAATTCAATCCAGAAGCTGGCGAATTGGCTCTCGAAAGGGATATTCAACATCTTTATCGATCCTTGCGAACGGCATCAATGAAAGGCAAACGATAGCTGTCCAATTGCAGAATTTCACCGTTACGCGTTTGCGCTTTCATCACAATCGCTCC